TAATGCTTGCAAGAATGAATGGGCTATTTGGGTTGATGCTGATGATGTGATGCAACCAGGGGCAGAGGCTTTGGTTGATGATGCCATTGACGAGGCCAACAAGAGAGGGGCAGATTTAATTGCTTTTAGATACGATGTTCAAAATGCTGGATTGATTCCCCTCCGAGAAATGGCCTCAAGGAAGGGCAAATGTTCTTGGAAGAACAGGGTTCATGAAATGCTTGTAGCCCATGAACCAGACAAGCTGTTTGGCATTGATAAGGTAGTTAGGGTTCACAAGCCCCATGGCTATAAAAAGACTTCAGCAGACAGAAACTTTGCCATCCTAAAAGACACCCTGGTTCCTGCGGCCAACAGCCTTTACTACACCCAGCAGGAATACTTCCTTTCCATGAATTGGGAGAAGTGCCTTGAGTTTGGGGCAATGGCGTTGATGTTCTCTGACCTGGAGGACACCCTTCGATACGATGTGCTTTGCAATATGGGAAGATGTGCCAAGCCAGAGGAGAGGCTAAAATACCTTGGCCAGGCCATCACCCTTCAGCCAGACAGAAGGGAAGCCCACTACTGGACAGCCCTTGAATATGCTGGCAGGGGGCAATGGGCTAAAGCCTGGGGTTCTGCCAGGGCGGCCATGTCCCTACCAAGGCCATCCTCTCACTACTGGAACCAAGTGGAGGCCATATACAACTGGCAAGCCATGGATATGTATGAAACTGCTTCTGTTTGTGTGGGAAAGAAGGATGAGGCTGAAAAGATGAAAAAGATGAAGCCAGCCCCCAGAATCACCATGGTTCATGCCACCAGGGGAAGGCCACAGGTTGCCTGGCAAAGAAGGTTTCAATGGCTTTCCCTGGCTCAAAAGCCCCTAGAGATTGAGTGGCTGTTCATGGTAGACCATGATGACCCCATAGACTACACCCCCCACCAGGCCATTAGGTGCAATCCTGGTGGCATTATCAATGCCTGGAACCAGGGGGCAAAACTAGCCAAGGCAGACATTATTGTTCAAATGTCGGACGATTGGAGCCCGCCAAGGCATTGGGATGCCTCTATTTGCTCTTTAATTGGCTCTAAAACAGGGGATGCCGTCCTGGCAGTATCAGATGGCTACAGAACAGACAAACTCCTTTGTATGGCCATTCTGAACAAAAAGAGGCTTGAGAAGCAGGGTGGGTGGCTATTCCACCCAGATTACCAGGAATCCGATGGGCTGTATTCCGATAATGAGTTCACGGACAGAGCCTATGCCGACGGGGTTGTTATTGAGGCCAGGGATTTGAAGTTTATGCATGAGAATCCTATTTACACCCAAAAGGAAGCAGATAAGCAGTTAGTGAACCACAACAAGCCAGAGTTCTATGAAAAGGGAAAAGCCATCTATGAAAAAAGAAAAGCCAATTCTTGGAAGTAAAAAATGAGAGAAATAAGCATAGAAGATTGTTTCGGCCAGGCCATTGCCAAATACAGCACAGGGCTTGATTTTGGTGTTGAAATTGGTGGAGGAACAGGGGATGGCTCAACCCAATGCATCAAGACTGAAAAGCTGTGGAGCTTTGAGGTTCACACAGATAGAGTGGGTAGGCATGGGATGAATCTTTCCATGAGGCCAGGAGGAACCCCAATGCATTGCCTATCCTCAAACCCAGAACTTTGGATGAATGAAAAAGAGATTGCCAATTTCTACAACACAACACCAACCAATCTGAATGCCTATCCCCTTGAGATGGTTCTTGGATGGCTAAAGGAGGATTTAAGCGTAGCCTCAAGCTATAAATGGGAGCCTGCAATTCCTGTGTTTAACATAGACTTTTTGCTTCTTGATGGTGGGGCTTTTTCTGGATGGGCAGACTTTATGCAATGGCTTCCTCTTGTTAGAAGGCATGGAATCATTGCCCTTGATGATACCAACGACATCAAGAACCATGGCAATTATGAATGGCTAAAAATATCTGGGCATGAATTGATTTGGGAAAACAAGGGCTGGAGGAATGGCTGTGCCATATTTGCAAAATGACCATAGTTAATATCGGGGCAAACAACGGCATTGATGATTGCCTTGCATTTTGCAGAGAAAATAATGATAAAATTTCCTCAATACATCTTGTAGAGCCAAACCCAATAGCCCTTGAAGAATGCAGACAATCCTATTCAAATTTTACAAATGCGAAGTTTTATCAAATTGCAGTAATGCCATTAAGCGAGAATCTTGAGTTTCTGTATATTCCAGAGAGCAATCAAATGAGCGGCCACGCATCAACAATAGAACAGCATCTTTTATCTCACGGCCATTCAAGATTCTCTAAAATAAAAGTTAAGACTATTTCCATAAACAACTTTTTCAAGGAAAATAAAATACTTGTTTGCGACAGGCTTTATATTGATACAGAGGGGCATGACTGCAAAATCATAAATGAAATAGATTTTAACCAGACAAGAGTTAATAGAATTGAGTTTGAAATACTCCACACAGACGGGGTTTTTTGCAGAGGAGAAAATTACAATTTAGCATTAAAAAAACTTAATGAGCTTGGATATAAAAAGACTTCAGCAGGGCAATACAACGAGGCTTATCAATTATGCTAACCATCTTCACGATTGTTCTAAATGGGGAGCCTTATATTTCCAAGAAGCTGGAGATATTCAGCAAGCTTCAGATTCCATGGCAATGGAGGATTGTGGAGGGTGTAAGCAATCCCACCAACTGCACCAGGTGGTGCAAGCAAGTTCCAGACAAGTGGCACAAGAATTTTGTTTCAATAGATGGAACCCATGAATATCTAAAAAATCTAAATAACGATAGGGTTAAGGTCTATTACCAAAACAAGCCATTCAATGGGAAAATTGAGATGGTAAACAAGGCATTAGAGGGGGTTGATTGTGGGGTTGTGATGGAGCAAGACGCTGATGAATTTTGGACTCCAGAACAAATGACAGCAGTTTATGAATTGCTAAAAGACAGAACCCCTGGGGTGGCGGCTCAATTCTTCTGCAACTATCACATTGGGAAAAAGGTTGTTGTCACCAGGAGGGGGCTTGGGTGCTATCCCTATGAATGGTATAGAGCATGGAAATGGGGGCAGGGAATCCACTTCACCAGCCATGAGCCACCCATTTTGAATCATCAGCCAATCAGAATACCCAGGGGGGTTACTGAAGATATGGGGCTTATATTTGAGCATTACGCCTATTGCACGCCACAAACCGTGGCCTTCAAAGAGGATTTCTATGGATATGCTGGCCTTTTGAAGGCATGGGAGGAACTACAACAAACCAGCGGCCCTGTTAGGCTCAATAGATACTTTTCCCACATTCAAGATAGAAGCGTTGTTGATGATGCAAGCTAGAACCATTAAATACAGCCAAAGGCTTGGGGATGTGCTTCGATGCCTCCCAGCCTGTAAATACCTGGCAGACCAAGGGCATGAAGTGTTCTTTGATTGCTTTGCCCAATACCATGGTGTTTTTGAAATGGTTTCATATGTGAAGGCTGGCCACAGGCAGGGGCTTGTGATTGACCTAGAAATTTGGCCAAACAGATATGATGAGTTTATTAAGAGCAAAAAAACCTGGCATGATTTTGTGTATTATCACCATTCAATCAAGGATGCAGACAAAACAAACATTGTGTTAGATAGGCTTGGAAGCGAGCCAGCAAGTGGGCTTGAGAAAGGATACAATCTAATTGCTCCATTTGGCATAAGCCAATCATATAAAAGGAACCCTGTTGCCATTATCCAAGATGCAGTAAAGGAGCTTGGCAAAGACAATATGGTTATCCTATGCCCACCAGAGATTAAGATTGATGGGTTGAGAACCTACACAGCACCAACCATTACAGACATGGCCAAGGCGATTAGGGATGCTGAAGAATTTTGGGCTGTTAATTCATCCCCAATCATCCTTGCCTCTGCTGTTAGAAGAGGGAAAACAAGCAGATTGTTTGGCGAAAAGAATGAACACAAGGTTCAGAATGTGTTTGAATTTGAGGGGCTTGTGTCAATGGATTGACAGATTAGATAGGGTGTGGGTGGCTCTATTCCTACTTCCTATTTCGGAACAGACTTGAACTACATGATAACAGACTTGTGGCAGTCTGTCACAGGTCTTGGCTCAAATGCTGTTTCTGCAAGTGTCACAGACCTTGCCACCGCTTCTGAATTAGATGTGGGTGGAGAGGTTTTTAGAATCACCCAAAGCCTGGTTGTGTGTGCATCCATGGTTTCTGCCCCTGTGATTGGTAGCCTTTGCACGGTCTCTGGTGTTGAAAGAATGATTGCTGGATTTACTGAATCCACAGACGGCCTTTCCTACACCATAGACATGGCAGAGATAACCACCTAAAGCCATGGCCTCTATTGAAAGGGAGGTTGAGAATGGGCTTCTCAACGCTGTTTCTGGTGTTTCTGGCCTCAATAGATTTACAAGTGAAAGAGGCACAGCCAGGACAATGCCCTATGTGCTTGCCCAGGCCAGCATCACAAATGAGCAACTAGGGGT